ATATTTAAATTTGTAAATCTCGCTATTTTGAATCTTTTTAAAATTATTAACTGCTGTTTCTAAAGGTGCGTTCTCTTCCATCCCTCATCCTCCTCGCGCCACATAGGCGTTATTAATCACAATACAACTTTGCCCATTACTTTAATATTACTAAACGAAGCGACTTTGATATCATCATACTTCGGATTTAGAGATACCAAATTAATATAGTCTTCGCATATATCTACACGCTTGATAAGACTTACTCCATCTAATACAACGAGTGCAATTGTACCATCTTTAATAGAATCTTCTTTCTTAATAAAAGCGTATGTTCCTTGTTTTAACATAGGTTCCATTGAATCACCATTAACTAAAATACAAAAATCAGCATTTGATGGCGTTTCGTCTTCTTTGAAAAATACTTCTTCGTGTAATATATCATCGTACAATTCTTCTCCGATACCAGCACCAGTTGCGCCACACGCAATATACGACACTAACTTAGATTCTTTATATTCATCTATAGAAGTGACTTTATTTTGTTCATCTAACTGACTATTCGCGTAGTTGAGTACATTGCTTTGTCTTGGAGGCGTGAGCTGAGATGATATGTTATTAATTTTTGACATCACAGTTTCCTCTTGGCGTTCTTCATCGGGTACGCGATAAGAATTTACATCATATCCCATAAGCCACGCTTCACCGACATTTAAAGTTTTAGAAAGTAGGTAAATTCTATCTTGGTCAGGAGATTGTACATCGTTAATATATTGAGACAAAGTGCTTTTACTTAAAGATATACCTAGTTGCTTTTGATAAGGTTTCGATTTATTAATGATATCTACTTGTTTTAAATTTCTTATTTTCATGATGTGTTTTAGTCTGTTTGAAACTTTTTCTCTCATTTAGTGCACCTCCGTTTGATAACTTTATAATAAACCTTGTTGAACAAAAATTCAATAAAAAAGTTCATAAAACATGAATTTTTGTGTTGACTTAATTCAAAACGAGGTGTAAAGTATAGTTAAGTTCACGATACATGAACTTCAAAGGAGGTGTTTTTTATGTGTTACGACTACTCGCGTTTGAGTGGTAAGATAGTTGAAAAGTATGGCACTCAGTACAATTTCGCTATTGCTATGAAGTTGTCCGAGAGAAGCTTATCCTTAAAACTCAACGGAAAAGTTGGGTGGAAAGATAGCGAAATATGGAAAGCTATACAATTGCTAGGTATACCGGTAGAAAAAATACATTTATATTTTTTTAAAGAAAAAGTTCACGTTTGATGAACTAGAAAGTGGAGGACATCATGGAACAAATCACGTTAACCAAAGAAGAGTTGAAAGAAATTATAGCGAAAGAAGTTAGAAATGCTATAAAAGGCGAGAAACCAATCAGTTCAGGTGCAATTTTCAGTAAAGTAAGAATCAATAATGACGATTTAGAAGAAATCAATAAAAAACTCAATTTCGCAAAAGATTTGTCACTAGGAAGATTGAGGAAGCTTAATCATCCGATTCCACTAAAAAAGTATCAGCATGGCTTCGAATCAATTCATCAAAAAGCTTATGTACAAGATGTTCATGATCATATTAGAAAATTAACATTATCGATTTTTGGAGTGACGCTTAATTCAGATTTGAGTGAAAGTGAATATAACCTAGCAGCAAAATTTTACAGAGATATCAAAAATTATTATTTATATATCTATGAAAAGAGAGTTTCAGAATTAACCATCGATGATTTCGAATAAAGGAGGAACAACAAATGTTACAAAAATTTAGAATCGCTAAAGAAAGAAGTAAATTAAAACTCAATTTACTAAAACATGCAAACAGTAATTTAGAAATAAGAAACAACCCTGAACTGTTGCGAGCAGTTGCAGAGTTGCTTAAAGAGATTAATCGATAAATTCTATGAATTCGATTTTAGCTGAAGCGATAGCTACTATTTTGTCTCCAACAAAAGTATATGAGCCATTAGTGAACAAGGAACTTTTAATTTTTTCTTTTGATATTTCAACAGTTCCGCGATGACCTGACTTTATCACTTTTTCTAAATTATTGATTTCAACAAATTTATCATTAGAAAGATATAAACAAGCTTTCATACTTATCACCTCCTTAGGTTGATAACAACATTATACACGAAAGGAGCATAAACATTATGCAAGCATTACAAACAAAATCGAACATCGGAGAAATGTTCAACATACAAGAAAAAGAAAATGGAGAAATCGCAATCAGTGGTCGAGAACTTCATCAAGCATTAGAAGTTAAGACAAGATATAACGATTGGTTTGAAAGAATGATTAATTATGGCTTTGAAGAAAATATTGATTATACAGCTCTTACTCAAAAAAGAGTAACAGCTCAAGGTAACGCTATTAATTATTTAGACCACGCACTCACACTAGACACTGCAAAAGAAATCGCAATGATTCAACGTAGTGAACCCGGTAAACGTGCAAGACAATATTTCATCCAAATTGAAAAAGCATGGAACAGCCCAGAAATGATTATGCAACGTGCTTTAAAAATTGCTAACAACACAATCAATCAATTAGAAACAAAGATTGAACGTGATAAACCAAAAATTGTATTTGCAGATGCAGTAGCTACTACTAAGACATCAATTTTAGTTGGAGAGTTAGCAAAGATCATTAAACAAAACGGTATAAACATCGGGCAACGCAGATTGTTTGAGTGGTTACGTCAAAACGGATTCCTTATTAAACGCAAGGGTGTGGATTATAACATGCCTACACAGTATTCAATGGAACGTGAGTTATTCGAAATTAAAGAAACATCAATCACACATTCGGACGGTCACACATCAATTAGTAAGACGCCAAAAGTAACAGGCAAAGGACAACAATACTTTGTTAATAAGTTTTTAGGAGAAAAATAAAAATCTTAATAGGAGGAATTATCAATGAACACACTATACAAAACAACCCTCCTCATCACAATGGCAGTTGTGACGTGGAAGGTTGTAAAGATTGAGAAAAACACAAGATTTAAACTTAGAAATTTTGATTATCCAAAAATTAATAATGCTCAGAGCAAATCATTGTTGGATATTGCTAGTCACGATCTAAAAGATATTTAACTGTATTCAAAATTTTCATATCTTGTTGAGCTTTTAAGCTTTCGTATAAAGCTATTGAATAAATAATTTCGTAAGATACGTTTTCAGGAGCATCTTCTTTCAACTTATTTATTCTATCTCTAAAAAAGTCACTGTCACCACCGAATTCTTTTTCGGCTTGATTACTAAGTTCACCAAAGAAATTTTGAAAATCATTAAATTCCATACTTATCACCTCCTTTCACTAGGAGATAACTAAATTATACACAACACAAAAATAAAAAGGAGGAATAGATATGATAAAAAATAGTTTGCAAGCTAAAGAACTTGCAGTAATTTTATCTGTTTCTAAATCCAAAGCAGGACAAATAATAAGAGAACTGAATAAAGAGCTTGAAGACGAAGGTTACATTGCGATTCGAGGCAGAATACCAGTCCAATTAGCTAGAGAAAAATTCCCTTATCACGGCTTGTCAGACGAGAGAATAATGGAGGCGTTGAAAAAAGAAAATGAGTAACATTTATAAAAGCTATCTATTAGCAGTATTATGCTTCACAGTCTTAGCGATTGTACTCATGCCGTTTCTATACTTCACTACAGCGTGGTCAATTGCGGGATTCGCAAGTATCGCAACATTCATATTTTATAAAGAATACTTTTATGAAGAATAAAAAAACTGCTACTTGCGCCAACAAGTAACAGTATCAAACAAAACACTTAAGAAAAAATTCATGTTCAATATAAAACGAAAAACGGAGGAAGTCAAGATGTATTACGAAATAGGCGAAATCATACGCAAAAATATTCATGTTAACGGATTCGATTTTAAGCTATTCATTTTAAAAGGTCATATGGGCATATCAATACAAGTTAAAGATATGAACAACGTACCAATTAAACATGTTTATGTCGTAGATGAGAATGACTTAGATATGGCATCAGACTTATTCAACCAAGCAATAGATGAATGGATTGAAGAGAACACAGACGAACAGGACAGACTAATTAACTTAGTCATGAGATGGTAGGAGGTCGCTATGAATCAGACTGTAACTTATATCATCCGTCATAGGGATATGCCAATTTATATAACTAACAAACCAACTGATAACAATTCAGATGTTAGTTACTCCACAAATAGAAATAGAGCTAGGGAGTTTAACGGTATGGAAGAAGCGAGTATCAATATGGATTATCACAAAGCAATCAAGAAAACAGTGACAGAAACTATTGAGTACGAGGAGGTAGAACATGACTGAACAAAC